GCTGAAGTAAACTTCCATTGCTTTTCTTCTTCCTTTTCTTTAAATAATTCTTCGAAAGGTTTAGCTTCAAACTCTAAATCATCAAATGTAGTATCTTTTTCAACAACAGTCCATGAAGGAGTATGGTACCTTACATTATTTAAGGTAACAAATCCTCCAAGGCCAACATTAGTTCTAGGTATCTTATAAGTTTTACTCAACAGGTCCATGATTATCTAATTTTCTATAGCTCATAGTAGCAAATGGTTGTTCACCTAATTCTGTAACTGATGGTCTAGCATTAACGTACTTTTTATCTATTACATCAACGATCTTATGAGCTCTCTTACGAGCCATATAATCATCCTTAGCATAGACGTACATATCTACGCTTACTACATATCTTTTTTCTTCTGACATAACCTTTATTTTATCCTTTATATAAATTACTACCCCATCCTACTCTCTGATCCATCTTACGAATAGTAGTAGCTGCTTCTGCATCTTTAATAATCTCAGTCTCAGCATACTCAGTCTTTCCGGAAATAATATTCCTTACATACCAAGCGTTAGTAGTCGAACACTTTACACAAGTCTTAGTACCGGGTAAAGCTTTTATCCTCAAAGGATTAATCTCTTTAGCACATTTACAACAACTACGCATGAGCTAAGTTTTGATCTATGTTCCATTCTATAAGACTCTCAAGATCAGTATAAGGATCTCCAATCTCGTTCCATTCAAATAAAATAGAATCTACTATCGCTTCAATTCTATCTGTCGCAAGAGTAACTGAATTAGCTTTCGCTACAGCTTCTACTTCGGACTTAATATGACTTTTAAAATTCCACATACTATTCAAATAACATTGTCATTTTAGCTTTAGAGATAGAACCCTCTTTAAGCTTATCATCTATAACAGTAATGAACTCTTTAGTCCATTTATCTTTCTGAAGTCCTTTTTCTCCTTCAGTTAAGATACTAAGCACCTCTTTAACTCTAAATGCAATAGCATCATAAGTTCTATCAACCTCTTTTGCGAAGTTTTCAATAACAATACTATAATCTTTTCTAGTAATATTAGATAAGTAATAGTTTAAGAATGATCTTGCTTCTTCTTCAGACCAAGATTCGTAATGGCGTTTTGCTTTTTTCATATAACCTTTATTTTTAATTATTTACTTACGTACAATATATCTTCTATTATATACATTAATCTTTTCCTTAACTAACATACCACTTCTTTTACACCAATTTTCAAATCTATCTGCAAAATCAGTTACATTCCATCTAGAATATAATTTATATTCAACATTAAAAGCGCTTTTTAAATCAAAATTCTTTCTAATATCTTCAACTAGTACTTTATCAGATTGATAATAATCTAATAATAAGTTTAATTCTTTACTAAATAATTTATCTAACTTTTTAAAACTTTTCATATAACCTTTATTTTTAATTATTAATATACCTTAATATATGAAGAATATTTCAGGGAGGCAACTAATTACTTAATTAATTCTTCGTTATTCCAAAGTAATGTTTTAACCTTATCCATTCTTACTTTTTTAACTAACTGTTCACATACTTCAACTCCGTCTGTGTTCCAGTTTCTGAACTTCTGAGTAATTAATAGATCGGCTGACTTACCAGAAGGAGTAGTATTGGTTACTTTAACTCCAGCTACATTTCTAAAAGTTGTATCCCATCTTACTTCTAAATCAGGAAAATTACCTCTCTTGTCTTTTGAAAATTCAATACCATCCGAAGTAAGTCTATTCAGCATAGCTTCATCTTCTAAAGTTTTAATATCTTTTAACTGACTGCTATAAGCATCTTTTAACTCTTTTTGTTTAGGGTAGAAAGTCTCAATTAATTTATCATACTTACTAGAAACTAAGTTCCATTCAGCTAATATATCGTCTCTATGATCAACAGCAATCTGCATAAACTCTAATCTAAGCTGAGCCTCGTATAATACCCATTCGTCAATATTTTCATAAGAAGATCCATTATGAGATAGTCTAAGATCTTCTGCTCTATCAGCGTTGTCTTCTCTACTCCATTTTTCCTTTACCGAAGCTTCTACTATAGACCAATGTCTACTTTTATTAATATCAATTAAAGAAGCTCTATCTTCACTAATCTCTATAGAAAACCTTTCATCAGATATCTGGAAATATTTGGCAAGTACTCTTGAAAGTTCATTCTTACGTCTAGACCATAATGATCTTCTGCGATTATCGATCTTTTCTAAGTCGTTATTAAGTTGATCTAATCTTAATTTTAAAATTTCTACTCGTGTCATAACCTTTATTTTTATTAATTAACTATACCTTAATATATGAAAAATATATCATATAGACAACTTTAATTAAATAAAATTATTCGTTCTTGATTTTCAGTATTTACTAACGTCTGCTTAACACTTCTGTAAGAAGGTCTTTTTGTTAACCGTTCATAATTAATTCTTTCAACAGTAATAGGGTAACCATCCCAAATGGTTGATGCAATTCTAGAGTTCATTTTTGATTCTGCAATGTAATAAAATTCGTTCATAATTTTTATATGTTTTGATTATACTTAAATATACGAAATATTATTCATATAAGTTGCCTATTTTGCGTATAATTTATGTCTACTATCAAATGATATCTATCTAAATCTGAATTATTATGCACTCTATGCGCGGTATGACAGTTATTAAGAGCATAATATTTACCAGGTTCCATAAAGATAAATTCCCAATCCTGAGTGACATTATGACGATACCCGAAGGAAACTCCAGGATTACTTATTAAAGGAATATGTATTCTATGGTGCGATTCTAAAAAAGCACCTGAGTCCTTATGAGGAATGATTTCCTTATTTGCCGGAAGGCAAGTAATGATTGCTCTATTTATCTCTAACTTACCTAACTTTTCTTTCAGAGTAGATTCTACAGTTTTTAAAGTATTAGTAAATAGATCAAAAAATAGATGATCGACAATAGCATAATTTGTTTCAGATTTATAAATAATAGGAATGAATTTAGTTTCAGCTTGAGCTGATTTCTTTATATTTTGCCTTTGGGTATTAGCATCCCAATCTTCTTCCTTTAAACAGTCAAATTCTTTTAAAATAGGAGCTATATCAATATCGCCTAGTTCCAATAAATCATATTTAAAATTAGATAGCATTACGATGTTTTATTTTACTTTTCCTTGATATATCTAAATAGGACTTATCTAAAGTAATGGAAGTATCTACAAGGCTATGGTTAGAGTATATGTCTTCGTAATAATTTATAGGAGAATTAAGTAATATACTAAGCTCATTTACTACCCTTACACTTTGATTGACTATATTAGTATACTTTTCCAGATATAATTCTTCTTGTTTAGTAAGATTAGACCATTTTAAATCAGGATTATGGGAATCAGAAAAGGCAAGTTTAGTAAGAGACTCTCCTGATGCTGTTATGTCATAGCGAGATTGAAGTACAAACTTATCAAACTTAGAAATCAATTCTATCCAAAACTCAATAGGTTTTCTTCTAGCTATTACTTTAGTACAGTATTTATCTATTTTTAACGGCCTTAAAGTTTTCGACCCAAAAGGTTCAAAGCATTCTTTTAAGTTATTACCTTTAGCAATACTTCTCATTAAATTAGTACTTCCACTTCGAGGAGAAGCTATAATCAAACAACTGTTCATATTATATCTTTTGCTTTAGAGTTATCTGAAAAGTACCAAGTACATAGACTAAATCTACAGCCTTTAGTTATTTTACTAACCTTGTGTTTTAATTTACTACTGAAAATAATTAAAGAACCAGTAGATAGTGTAGGCTCTATTATTTTAAGATTATCTCTAAATATTAATTTTCCTCCTTCAAAATCCTCATTTAACAATATAATACAGGAAATAAAATAAACTTTAGGGTTTCCAATTTGAATGTCATTGTGCCAATGAAATTTATCTCCAGGTAGATATTTAATAAATTCAAATTCTTTATCTACTTCTAACCCTTTATGTGTTTCCTCAACTATTTTAGTAATATCTGATTCTAACTTAGAAAGTTTTATAAATTTAGATACACAACTTCTTTGGTAAGCAAGATCATGCTTAGGAATATCTAAACCATTTTGATTAGATTCTATTAATATATTACATTCTTCTTTAGAAAGAAAGTTATCTATAACCTTAATCATTGTACTCTCTTACAAAGCAGCTTTTAAATGAGTAATAAAATTAGTAACTATAGTTCGTATTTTAGTACTATGAGCTGATGAAATACTGCTTGAAGGTTTATGTAATACTTCGATAGAAGGTTTTTCTTTATAAATTGCCATATTTTATTTATTATGAACTAATATGTTGTTAGCATAAAAGTTATGGTTGTCGGACACTTCTCTTAAATTGTAGACTGTATGAGTTTCATCTAGACTTTCTATACTGACTATAAAGACATCTTCTTCACAGTTACTATGTAAACGATCTTCAACTTCTAAGTATTGAGCTTGAGTATAGTCATAATTAGCAAAAAAAGGATGTTCCGGGGTACATATAATTTGTTTTGAATGTTTACCATCCGTAGTTATCTTTATTATTTTATTTGCTTCTATAGTTTCTATAAAGCCTACATTACCAGCTACATCTAATCCGGAATCATGATTATGAGTTAATATTTCTTCTCCTGGGGTTATCTCTTCTATAGGTTTATTATCACCATTAGGTAAAGTAATCTCTGTACCTGCTACAAAACAACCTTCATAAAAAGCCAGTCTACCAGCTCCGAATGGATTGTGAACTAATAAATTACTACCTGTTCCTTGTACTAAGTATGTATCTACCGATTCCATATTAGGATGAGCTGTATCATATAAACCATCGGTGTCTGAGACTTGAAAAGAGTTTGATACAATCAAATGAGTAGTGTTAGTACCATCAAAAACTTTATTACCTACTCTTATATTGTTAGCTTGTTTCCATGTAATAACATTAGACCCTGTATCTAAGGTTGGAATAAGACATAAAGCACCTAAAGTAAAAGTATCTCCATTTTCTAATTCTATAGCATATAGACCTTTATTTACATTAGTATAGTTATCTCTTACTTCAATAGTAGAAGAAGTAAGATAAGAACCTGAAGGGAAATTAGAACCAGAATAAAACCAATCGTTAAGTTCTGTGACATCATCTGTATCGGGAGAACCAGAAACAAAGTAAGATTTATAACTATAATCTGAGCCGGTATTAGGAGTATACACATTAACTGGATCACCAGAGGAGCTAATTAAAGAGCTGTGATGCCATACTCCATGGTTCCCTTTAGGAAAATTAGTAGTAAATTCAAACTTATGTTTTCTATCTACACTATTATTTATTACACTTCCAGTCACCAAAGTAGTACTAGGTACTTAAAATACAGATTTAGCTTGGTGCTCTCCTAAAAAACATAAATCTAAAACAGAACCATATACTATTTGAATCGACCTTATTGAAGTACAATGTGAACCTGATAGGTTAGGAATAAAGTTACTTATTACAACATTTTC